ATCTGGTTCAGAAGACAATCTTAGATTTGAAATATCTGATGTTAATAATAAAAGAGGTTTATTTTCACTACAAGTGAGAAGAGGTAATGATACAATTAATAGAAAAAAAGTTTTGGAAAGTTGGAATAACTTAACATTAGACCCAAATGTTGATAATTATATTTCAAAAGTAATTGGAGACCAACATTTGTCTCTACAAGATAGTGGAACAAGTGAGCCATATCTAAAATTAAATGGTAGTTATCCAAATAAATCAAAATACATTAGAGTTGAGGTATTAGAAAATACAGAAGATTATCTTGATAAAAATGGTAATGTTAGAACACCAGCTTACTCAGCATCACTACCAAGTTTCCATAGTGGTTCAAATAGTGGTTCTTATGGTGGTTCTTTTAGTGGTGGTACAGATGGTAATATACAACATCCACAACAATTTTATGAAAATATTGTAGCTGCTAATAATCAAGGTTTAGACCCAACAACAGCAGCTAATGGTAAGACATCATATGAAGATGCTATTAATTTATTAAGTAATCAAGATAATTATGATTTTAATTTACTATTCCTTCCAGGAATTCTTGATGATGTACATAGTGATGTGTGCTCTGAGGCAATAAATATGTGTGAAGAAAGAGGTGATTGTTTCGTTGTAGTAGACCCAGTAGTAAAAGGTTCGTCAATTACTGATGCAACTACGGAAGCTTCAACAAGAAATTCAAACTATGCGGCAATGTATTGGCCTTGGGTTAAAATACCAGATAATTCTATTGGAAGGTCAGTATGGGTGCCACCATCTGTAGCTGTAGCTGGGGTTTATTCATTGAATGATAAGGTATCACATGAGTGGTTTGCTCCTGCAGGATTGAATCGTGGACTCATATCAAATGCTAGTATGGTTGAAAGAAAATTAACTCAAGGAAATAGAGATGAGTTATATGATTCTAATGTTAATCCAATAGTAACATTCCCTGGACAAGGGGTGACTGTATTTGGACAAAAAACATTACAGAAAAAATCATCAGCTCTTGACAGAGTAAATGTAAGAAGATTATTAATTAAACTTAAAAAGTTTGTAGCTTCGACATCAAGATTCCTTATATTTGAACAAAATAATATTACTACAAGAAAAAGTTTCTTATCAGTAGTTAATCCATATATGGAACAAGTTCAAGCTCAAAGTGGTTTAAATGCATTTAGAATAGTAATGGATGATACAAATAACACAGCTGATGTAGTTGACAGAAATATATTATATGGTCAGATATTCGTTCAACCTACAAGAACAGCCGAGTTTGTCGTCTTAGACTTTACAGTACAACCTACTGGTGCGACATTCCCAGAATAATAGGGATATAACATTAGTTAAATAAATAAAGAGGACTTTGAAATATAAGTCCTCTTTTTTTTACTTTTTTAATATTTATATATAGAAATGATATAACCATTTTATAAAAATCGGAGAATTTAAATGGCAGAATTACTAGAACCACAAGATATAATGTTTACACCTTTCGAACCTAAATTAAAAAATAGGTTTATAATGCAAATTGGTGGTATTAATGCATATTTAATTAAGTCAGCTAACAGACCTCAAATTCAGTTTGATGAAGTAATACTTGAACATATGAATGTAACAAGGTATGTTAAAGGAAAAGGTAAATGGCAGCCAATAGAAATTACATTATATGACCCAGTTGTACCTTCAGCTGCTCAACAAGTAATGGAATGGATTAGACTATCCCACGAATCAGTAACTGGTAGAGATGGATATGCTGATTTTTACAAGAAGGATGTAAGTTTTCAAGTTCTCGGACCGGTAGGTGATGTTGTAGAGGAATGGGAATTAAAGGGTACTTTTATTGAAACTGCTAACTTTGGAGATTTAGCATTCGATTCATCAGACCCTGTTGAAATAACTTTGACATTGAAATATGACTACGCTGTACTTAAATTTTAATTGAAAAGAATATAGATATAAAAAAACCCTCAATAAAAATTTGAGGGTTTTTTTGTTTTAATATATATTTATATATGAAGTTATATAAAATAAAGTTATAGGAGACAAAAATGTCAACAAATGAATTATACAATGAAATAAAAGAACTTTTTGAAAAATTTGAAGAAAATCATACAACATTTTCATCTAAAGGTACAAAAGCAGCTGGTGGTAGAGCAAGAAAAGCTATTGGTGAAATTAAAAAATTAGTTACAGGTTATAGACAAGCATCTGTTACTGAATCAAAATAATCGGAGGTTACAATGTCAGAAGAACAAAAATTTCCAAGTGAAATTATAGACTTACCGAGTAGAGGTAAAGTATATCCAAAAGACCACCCATTGGCTAGTGGTAAAATAGAATTAAAATATATGACAGCTAGGGAAGAGGATATTCTTACATCACAGAATTTAATTAAAAAGGGTGTGGTGATTGAAAAATTATTAAATTCCCTTATTCTGACAGATGGTGTTCTGGTATCAGATTTAATATTAGGTGATAAAAATGCGGTAATGGTAGCTGCAAGAATATTAGCTTACGGACCTGAGTATACATGTGAAATACAAAATCCTAGTACAGGTGAAAGAATTGAACATACTTTTAATTTGAGTGATTGTCCATTTAAAGAAATTGGAGATGATATAAAAGGTAATACATTTGAAACGACATTGCCGGTATCAAAGAAAAAAGTCAAGTTTAAATTAATAACTGGAATTGAAGAAGCTGCGATTGATAGTGAATTAAAAGCTTTAAAAAAATTAAACACACAAGTATCATCAGAATTAACAACTCGATTAAAACACATTCTTACTGAAGTTGATGGAAAGTCTGAACAAGGTGAAATTAACTTTTTTGTTGACAATATGTTATCAAGAGATTCATTACATTTAAGAAAAGAAATAAATAAAGTAGCACCAGACATTGAATTGACACAAGAAGTAGACATAGAAGGAGATTCCGTCAAGGTAGATATACCAATGACGGCTAACTTTTTTTGGCCTGCGTCCTGAACACAAACCTAAAATACATAATCAAATATTTGACTTAATGTACTATGGGAGAGGTTTTACTCATTCTGATACATATTCGTTACCTACATACTTGAGAAATTTTTATTATAATAAATTAATAGAAACCAAGAAGGAAGAACGGAAAGAAACAGAAAAACAACAAAAGAGTTCGACAAGTCGACCTATAAATCCAAGATTTAAAAGATAATTTTTAACATATTTGATATTTATATATGAATAGTTATACCTAATTGGGAGAATTCTATGTCGAAGAAAAAATCATATATGGATAAAGATAATATCTTATCCGAGGGAATTTTAGACAAACTTTTTAAGTTTTTAAAACTAGACAAATCAGAACAAGATAAAGTTAAAAAAGATAGAAAACTTAAAAATGTCATTAGTGATTTTAACAATGCTCAAAAGAAACTTGAAAAGTCTTTACATAAATATACAGGTGAAAAAGTAAAATTAACTAGATATTAAGAGGGGGAATTAAAATGGCATTAAAGTCAGGCCTACCTGATTTAAAAGAAACTCGTGATATATTACGAGAGATTGAAAATCGATTAGACAAAATATCTAAAGGGTATGAAAAAGCTAATAAGTTTCAAAAAGATGGTTTAAATGACTATAAATCACAATTAGAGGCTGTAATTAAATCAAAAAAATTAACTGCTCAACAAAGAGGAGAAACAGCTAGTTTAATTAAAGAATTAACACAAGGTGAAACTACATTAGCCGATATAGCTGATAAAAGGTCTAAAGTACAGTCTGATTTAAACGATGCAATAGATAAAGGTCATACAAAAAAACAACAAACAGCTCAAGTTGGTGTGGATATATTAAATTCAGCTGAACAGAACTTAAAAGTACAAATGGCTCAAGATGCTACATTGGAAACAATAGATGATTTATTGGGTGGAAATTTATCAAAGGCAAGTGGTATGTTAGATGTATTTAAAAAAATGGCTATGACGACAAGAGCTATAGCTGGTGGTGGTGTCTTACTTATGGCTGGTATGTTCAAATACATGTATGGTCTTTTACAAGATTTTTCAGCTATTGTAGATAGTGTTGGTCAACAATTTGGTGTAATGGGAGCTCAAAATTTAGCAGCTCCAATTATTAGTGCAACTGATGAGGCTATTCAACTTGGTAAAAGTGTTGATGACTTAATAGGTATTACATCAGAATTATCAACAAACTTTGGTATAAGTGTTGTAGAAGCAGCTAATCTGTCAGCTAAGATTTTAGATTCTTCTGTTGCTATGGGATTAAGTAGTACTGAAAGTGCTAAGTTATTTGGAACATTGATGAAGATTGGAGGATTAACAGCTGACCAAGCTGAAAATCTAGCTGAAAGTACTTATCAATTAGCTCAAGCAAATAATATAAATCCAGCAGCTGTGATGAATGAACTTGCTAGTAATACTGAATCTTTTGCATTGTTCTCAAAGGATGGTGGTAAGAATATAGCATTAGCAGCTGTGAATGCTGTAAAATTAGGAGTAAGTTTTAGTAATATAGCTAGTATGGCTGAGGGTTTATTAGACTTTCAAAGTTCATTAAATAAAGAAATCGAAGTTGGTATATTATTAGGTAGAAATATAAATCTTCAAAAAGCTAGGGAATTAGCTTTAGAGAATGATTTAGTTGGAGCAACTGCTGAAGTATTAAAACAAGTTGGTAGTGAGGCTGAATTTAATCAGATGAATTTCTTTCAAAGAAAAGCTATCGCTGATTTACTAAATTCCGATGTAGCTACAATGGCAAAACTTGTTAAAGGAAATAAAGATTTAGTAACAGAAACAAAATCTTTTAGTGATTTAATTGGCGCAGATGCAATCTCTGATTTAACAGGTATATTAAATAAATTTAAATCAATTGGTGCTATCATGATGCAGAAAATAGCTCCTCCATTAAAAGATTTAGCTAATAGTTTCAATGGTTGGCTTGAAAGTGGTGGATGGGAAAGAATTGAAAAGGCAGTCACAGGAGTAGCTAATGTTTTAAAATTCTTCGCAGCTAATCCTAAACTAACTACAGCTATATTTGGTGCTTTAGCTGGATTTTCTTTAGGTGGATTCAAAGGAGCGGCCATTGGTGGTTTAGGTGGACTTGCATCTGGTGCTATGATGGGATTAGCAAATGGAGGTTCGTTTGTAACTAATGGACCAACTCCAATAATGACTGGAGATAATCCTGGAGGTAGAGAATTAGTAACTGCTGTTCCATTAAATACAGGTGGAAGTGGTATAAAGTTAGATACAACCCCTATTGCTCGAGAAATTTCAACATTGAAAGGTGAACTAACTCAGTTAAGAAGTGAAATGAAACATTACTTGGGTCTAGGTGGAATATCCGCAAGGGAAACAGGACAACATACAACTCGTAACCTCCAATCAGTTGGACTATAGGAGAAATTAAGTGGCTGGATTACAACATTTAAATAGTGTATTTACTCAAGGTATTCAAAAATTAGATGAAATAAGTTTAGATAATAGTAAACTTCAAAAATTAATAGATAATACCATAAGTGATTTTAATATATACAATGGTCCTACCAACGAATTTAACCTAACTGATTTGACAGGTATTACATCAAAAGATTTAATTCAACAAGGTACCAGTAATATCAATGCATCTAATTTAAATATAGGTGATACATCACTTCCAACCTTTGATTGGTTTAATCCACCAACTATGGAAAAAACATTCAATACAAAACAATCAAATTGGTCAAAACTTTATACAAATGAACATAGTAATATAGTTAATACTGGATACCATTATAGTTCAAATGTAAATAGAGATAAATTAAATATAAAGTTTGGTGAAAATCCTAATATTATAAATTCTACAGCCATATCGAGAGCTTCTAATTTTAGTGGTGGTGGAGAACCCTATATTGTTAGTAATTTATCTAGAAGTGATTCAGACGGAGATAGTGGTAGGAATATTAATTTCGGTAGTAGAGAACTTCCAATTACAAGAGCGATAACAGATGTAGAAAGAATAGGAAAATTTTTAAGTACACCAGCTGGTTTAGCTTTTATAGCTAGACAACAAGTTTTGGGAAATCAAGGTATGAATATAGTTAGAAGTGGACAAATTGGAGAAGATAAATTAATAAGACAAAGACAATATAAGGCCTTTTATAATCCATTATCTACTGTAATGAGTGTTGGACCATTTACTCGTATGTTAGGATTAGGTCCGAATACATTAGTTGATAGACTATTTCCAGTAAATGAACTAATTGATACAACATCTCTTATTCCTACTGAATATGGAATAGAATCTATAAAATTATTAACCTCCTCCGAACATAGTAAACAAGATATCCACCAAGTTTTTAATGAGGGAATAACAGGAACAGGTACTTTGAGTGACCGATTAGAAAATTATTTTGACTCTCTTATTAATGGTGATGAGGTAACAAGAGTATCATCTGGTGACCCTCATACATTATTAGATATTGATGAAAATGTTGATATTAAAGCAGCACCTAAAGATTCAATAAAACGCAGATTGGGTGAAAGCGCTGATAAAATAGAAGGAAAGACTAGTGCACCATATGGAATGCCTTTTTATTTTAAAGATTTAAGAGATGGTGCTTATATTACATTTAGGGCTTATTTAGATGGAATAACAGAAAATGTATCACCATCATGGGAGCCTTCAAATTATATAGGTAGGAGTGAACCAGCTTATGTATATACAAGAACTGAACGAGACATTAGTTTTAATCTTAAAATATTTGCTCATACTAAAAATGAATTAATGATGATATACAAAAAGTTAAATAGATTAACATCATTGTGTTATCCAGAATATAAAAAAGATGTACTTTTGGATAATAAGACAAGAATGAAACCACCACTAACCAAATTTAGATTGGGTGAGTTATTTGGTTCAAATAATGATGAACTAATTGGTTTTATAAAAAGTTTAACCTATAGTGTTCCTGATGAGGGTGTTTGGGAAACTGAATATGGTAAGAGAGTTCCAAAATATATCACAGTAGCAATAAATTATCAAGTTATTCATGCTAAAACTCCAAGTTTAGATACAGATTTTTATGGATATGTAGGAGAAACAAGTGTCTAGATACAACAATACAAGAAAAACAAAATTTCCAAAAAATAATAAGGGTAAGTATAATACTACTTATTATAAAGAAGTACCCGAGAGAAATGATGATATGTTTTTTATAGCTCAAGAGGACGATAGATGTGATAATTTAGCATTTAGATTTTATAATGATGCTGATTTGTGGTGGTTTATAGCTAGAGTTAATAATCTGAAAACAATGAACATACCAGCTGGAACAAAATTAAGGATACCTGTATTAACAGACAACGCTAACGGGTTTTAATTATGATAAATAAAAGATTATTCGGTTCAGATATAGATGCTAGAGTTAAAGCAATTCTTGAAGCAAGACAGAGAGTAGCTAAAGACCCAAATCCAACCCAGTCTGTTCAATTTACAGATATTACTGGTGAGGTGTTTGAAACTAATGTTAAGGATTCATTAAAAAATATAAATTTTAAAACAGGAGAAGATGGTGCATTGGCATATCTATCTTCTAAAACTCCATTTACAAGGTTATGGACATCAGTAAGTTTAATAAAAGATGTGTCACCAGGGGATGAAGAGTATAAAGTTATAATTCCTGATTTAAATGACCAAAATTACCATTCTACACTCAGAGCAAACAAACAAGCTGCTAAAAGTTTAGCTGAGCAGAATGGAAATATTGGTGATTCTTATGTCGTATATGACAATGTTAGAAATGTTTATATAGTTAAGAAACCATTAGCTGTTGAAGAAGAAGCTGGAAAGGTATATGTACTTGGTAATTATAATTTAGATACCCTCAAAGCACCTGGTTCACCACAAGATACAAATATAACTGTCGGTCCTTTTGAACAAGGAATAGGTTATTCAGGTGCACCGACTAATGGAACAAGTACTAGTACTACCAGTGCTCCTGAACCTGGTATAGGTCAAAGAATTTTTCCTAATGAACACCAAAGTATAGATAAAGATTTAAACGAAGATAGAAATCAATTTTTAAAACCTCAAGCTGGTATAACATCTGTCTCATCTACAACTGAAGGTTCAATTGGTGTCATAAAAAAAACAAGTATTAATTTTGTTGTTCATAATTTTCATGATTATGAAAATATTTTTCAAAGATATTTTTTACGACCAGGTGCTCAATTATTTCTTGATTTTGGTTGGGATACTGCTGATTTATATGACCCAAATGCTCTTATAAAGGCTATTAAAAATGATGAATTGGATTTTGAAAGATTTTTATATGGTGAGGGTCAAACAGACCAATTAGAAGACCTTGGTATTATTACAAAATCGATGGGAAATTTAGAAACACTTGTTGGAATAGTAACAAATTATAATTCTAAAGTATTGGAGAATGGAAGTATAGAATGTTCTGTTGAGATGACATCTAAAAACAGTGCTCTATTAGGAAATGTGGGAACTTCTCAACTTTCTAGTAGAATTAAATATGTTTTAGATAATGTAATTTATTATGATGCTATATATAAAATATCAACTGAGTCTTATTGTGCTGAAGGCCTGTGGGCTTGGACTGAGAAAAGGAATCCAACTGGAGGTATTATCACAACTGAGAATGAATGTAATACTTCTGGTGGTCATTGGATGAATGGTGGTGCTAGAAATTTACTTCAATCAGATGTACCAGGAACAACTTGGGGTGCCGACCATACATTTAATTTTAATAAAGAACTAATAAATATGGTATGGTCAAATAGTCGTTCATTTGTTAATGATTCATTTATACCAAAAGGTGATGCTATTGCTACTGGTTTGTATATATATGGAGACAATAAAGTTGGAAAAAGTGACACTCATGCTGTATATATAACATGGGGTTTATTTGAAGATTTAATTTTGAATTTTGAATTTGGACACGGTGCATCTAAAAATAATATCGATAGTGGAAATAATTTAGAAGTAAGAATAGATTCTTCTAATTCCTTTACAACATTTTCAAAAGAATTATACGAAAGACAGATGGTATTATCTCAAGTTCATCGTGAAGAAAATCAACATTACCCCAAATTTTTATATCCACATACAGAATGGAGTGAATCGGATAGAGAAGTTTCGGATATTCGTGGTGTAGAAGATGCTAATACAATTGATTATTTTTATGGTTGGGATGACACTTATAGTGCTAGACAAGGAAAATCACCAACACTTGACCAATATGAAAATCTTGGTTTTAATGATAATAGCGACCCTGATGATAACGAAGCTAATGATAAAAAAATAGAATTTAATGGAAGAACAGATTTTGATGTAGAACTTGGAAGAGTTCCATTAAGAGAAATTTATATCAGAACAGATGTAATCTTAGAACATGTAAAAGAATTTGATGGTGTTCCAAAGATGATAAATGAAATATTACATGATATTAATGAGGATAGTTTTGATATATTTGATTGGAAAATAGCAACTACTGGTTTACCAGATACAAAGGTACAGATAATTGATAATAATGTTTTAAATTACCAACATCACCAACAGAGAAATGAAAGTAGTTATGATAATCTTTTTGAATTTAGTGTAATGTCTGAAAATTCAATTGTAAAAAATTATGAATTAAATTTCAATTTACCAAGTGGAGATATAGGAAATATGTATGCCATACAAGGTATGAGTTCACAAGACCAATTATTTCCATCAAGTGCTATTTTAGATACTTTACTGACAGCGGAGGAATTACAAGATTTAGAGGAGGAAGATAGACATATTATGTATCATCCAGATATTGGAAATTATAGATGGAAGAAAATACAATCTGATTTTATGTATTCTCAATATTTAGATAATGTGTACAATAGAGTACATGAACTAATTGGTATGGGAGACAAAAATTGGAGAACACCTGGTGAAAGTTATAATTATTCTATCAATTATTCATTATTATCTAATCCAGATAACAATGAAAAATCTAGTAAAACTATAGCTCAAAACCCAAATACAACTAAAAAAAATCATTCAAAGATATTGTCTGATAATGTTGAAATGGTACAGGCTGGTGGTTATTTAATTGCTGATGATATAGACACATACTATCGTTATAAAGCTACAGGAGAATTTTTTAGAAAACACAGACCAACACCATTACCATATGAATTAATATTAACTATAGAAGGTATTTCATCATTATTACCTGGTGATGTATTTAAAGTTGATTATTTACCAAAAAGATACAAAAATAGTGTTTTTTTCCAAGTTATAAAGGTTTCACACAACATAAATCCAGATGGTTGGTATACGACTCTAGAAACACAATTTAGAATTAGAGGAGATAAGAAATCTATGATAACTAAATTTTTCAAACCAGTTGATATCCATCTCCACCCATCTCTCGTAGATAAATTTAAAACTGGAATGGGAGGACTATAGTGGCTGAGATTTTTGAAGATTGGCAAAAGTATATAGAAAAGCCTTTTAAACATTCTATAATATATACACGAGCACCTGGAACAATAAGATTTTATGGTACAAACTTTACTATACTTACAGAAATGATGACACAAATAAAACCAGTAAATGTAGCTGGATATGAATGGATTAAAACAGCTTTCTCTTTTCAAATTAACACTCAAAGAAATGAAAAAGTTTTTTTTCCAGCCCATCTAAAATGGCATACAACCTATCATAAAGATAAAGATAAAGGTTGGTTCGCGAACACTAACTCAAAAATAGCAGAAGCTTCTACTACAATGGGATTATGGACAGGATACGGTATAACAAACAAACAAGTTTGTGAAGCTGACGCAGCAGCTGTTGATGCTGGAGTATGGACAAAAGGGAATAATATTGGTTTCACTGCTGAGGGTGGTGATTATCATATGACTCATTTAGGTAACTTTGGTTCACAAGGGACATCGAGACATGATATAAAAGGGTATGCCAATTTAAGTCCTGGTAAAACTTACACTTTAGTAATAAATATAGATAATGCAATAGGATATGTAGAAGGAAAAGGTCCATCATTTTGGGCTATAGTCGGTGATACAAAAGAGAGTAGTAAAGAAATTACATCTCTTGATGATTTTAACTTTGATGTCCGCGGACCAACCCAAGGTTTAAACGGACTTCAAAAGATAGGTGGTTCTGTTCCAAATAGGTGTATATACGATAGTGCTGGTTATAGTGTCAGTGCCAATGGAGAAATTGGTGATTATTATCCAGCTCCTCGTAATTATGTAATAAAATAAAAAGCTTGTTTTTTATAAATAAAGGTTGTATATTGTAGTATGGAAAAAAGTTATATTGTAATACCTGTGTTTACAGACCCTTTCTTACACCCCTTACATAAAGGAAATAAGTTATCGTTTTTATATACAAGAGAGATTTATTTTAATCCTCATAAACTTGGGGAAACTCGTATTTTTTCAGAATTAAATCCTGATTGTGTAGAGATGTGTGAAGATATTAGTTGGTTATCTACAAAGAAAGGATTAATAATAACTCCTGATTCAAAAATACTTCAAGCAATACTTCCAGAATATAAAAATGTTTTAGATGTAACTCACGCATATTGGTGGTTATATAATAAACCATTAGACTTAAATGTTCGTAACAACGCAATAGATTTCTTGAGTAACAAGTTCTACAATGTTAAAAAACTCAACGAAATCATACCTTTATCGAAACATAAAGAGTATTGTAGTGAGAAGTGTGAAAGAATTATGAATTTTTTAGGTGAAGACTTGAGGAACTTAATGAAGGATGATAGCTGGTTTATTAATGAAGGTAGCATTGATTCATTAAAGGTCTTCTCTAATATAGAGAAACAAGGTATAAAAGTATCAGATGATGTTTGTGATATATTTGACATAAGAGTAAAGAAACACATATCAGATGGTAAATTATACTCACAATACAATCTACTAACAACAACAGGTAGACCAAGTAATTCATTTGGTACAGTTAACTTTGCCGCTCTAACACCTGAGAAGAGAAAGGCATTCGTACCTGAAAATGATTCACTTATAGAGTTTGACTTTGATGCTTATCATTTGAGATTGATTTCAAATTTAGTTGGTTATGATGGTTTTTTTAGGCGTGAATCAGTTCACAGACACTTTGCTAAAGTATATGGTTGTGAATATGATGAAGCTAAACAAAAGACATTCCAAATACTATATGGTGGTATTCGTGAAGAACATAAGAAATTATCACCTTTTTTTAGTAAAACATATGATTACATAAATAAGAAATGGAATGAAATAAATACTCATAATTGTGTTTATACTGATATTTATAGACGGAAACTATTATTTGACAATTATAAAGATTTGAATAGAAATAAACTTTTTAACTATCTGATTCAAGCAAATGAGACAGAATCAAATATTAAGAAGATTTTATTAATTCAAGACTATTTATTAGGTAAGAAGACAAAATTGGTTTTATATGGTTATGATAGTTTCTTGTTCGATTTTGCAAACGAAGATGGAGTTGAAACTTTGAGAGATATAAAAACAATTTTAGAAGAAAACAAACATTACACCAAATCCAAAATGGGTTTGAATTATGGTGAAATGGAAGACATTACAAAAAGGTTATAGTATGAAAAAATTAATAGACAAAATACTTATAGAATGGTCGTATCGTGTACACAATGGTATACCTGACTTAAAAAACTCCCTACACATAGTTCATTTAAGAGAAACATTGCAAGACCTTAAATTACCAAAAGAATTCATTACTGAATATATGCAACTTTTATTAGAGGATGATAATGAAAAATCATTAGATGATGAATCAAAAAAAGAAGTTAAAAGATTAAATTTAATTTCACTTGGTTTTGGAAATTATGGTAAAAAGAAGGGTGGGGAGACCACACATAGAAATAAAAATGGTAAATTAGTTCCAGTTGGTGATGACGAAGATACTAGTAAAGAAAAGTCGACTGATGATACGGAAACTACAAGTCAAGGTAATAAATTAGATGCTGATGATTTTAAATCAAAATATGAAAAAGATGGTAATATAAAGGGTGATTCAGATTCAGAACAACAACCAACTACAGAAAAAATTACAAAAAATGCATCTGATATTTTTAATGACAAAGTAAGTGGTAAAGGTGGTGGAACAACATCTCTACAAGAAGAAATAGCTGG